AGGAGACCGTCGCCACCAGGCCACGCCGTCATGCCCAGGAACCTTTCCCCTTGCCTGTAATGATTGATTCTTATTGGAAAAGTGAGAAAAGTATAATGGCAAACATTACTGGGTACACTAAGGCCGGCGTCGACAAGTTGATCGCCCCCCTGTTCTCCTCAATCTCGCCTTTCACTGTAGGCGGCCACTACTACTCCCCGGTCACGTATTTCTGGCCCGACTTCTACAATGAGGGCCAGGCCGGGAAAGTCTCGAAGTGGGCCAAGACATTGGCTTACGGGAATGCTCTCGGCTACGTGATCATGAATCGCTCTACCGGCGATTGGTCCGCGAAAGACAATGATTTTCTCACGCAGGCCCAGCGCGCCCAGGCGGCCGGGGCGAAGATAATTCTTTGGTACATTCCCACTCGCTATGGCGTAGCATCGCTCGGCAAAAATGACGCTGCCAGGAATGGTGTGCCCGACCCGGACAAGTTTACGCGCGAATATATCATGCAGCTGTGCGCTAACCTGCGCTCCCAGTACGGGGACCTTTTCCAGGGCGTATTTTTGGACGAAGTAATCAACGGCTGGGGCGCACATGCGGGGCGCGTTGGTTGGTACGGTGACCTCATCGGCGAAATTCGACGCACATACGGCAAGAATTTCACAATCGCCATCAACCCTGGCAGCAACATTACTGAGGCCGTGTGCGCACTTGATTTCGACGTGTGCATGAGCTTCGAGAACACTGCCGCCAAGTACTTGACGGATGACCCGAATAATCCTATTGCGAATGATGTGATGCGGGCACAGCCTTCCACCAAGTGGTGGCACGTTATCCATGGGGTTACGAAAGAGAATTTCCGACAGGTCATTGACCGTGCCGCGTCATTCGGTGTTTCACATTTGTATGTGACCGACGGTGAGCTGGTGCAGGGTGAGGGCGGCCAGTGGGTCCCCGAGAAGAATCCCTATCAGAATCCTCCGTCGGATTGGATCATGGAGCGTGTGGTCGCTTGGCATGGCGGCTACCTCGGGCTGGCTGAGCGTGTTGCTGCGTTGGAGGCGAAGGCGGCTCCGTCGCCGCAGCCGGGCGCTTGATGTTTCACGTGAAACATTCCCCCTCACCGCAGAAATCGTGGTGAGGGGGAATGTTTTCATGCCCGACATGAGAGACTATAGTCCTAGGCGCTGGTAGTCTCCTCCGTGCTCGCGGGCAATATCGTCCAATACGCCCATGAGATCAGAGCGCGCATCGTCCTGAACGGTGATCGATGGTGAGTTCAGGATAGAATGAATCGTGCTGTCGATCTCTCGGAATCGGCGGACGGCAATAGCATTATATTTTGCATCGTCCCATCGCCGTGCTAGACGACGCGCAAGATTATAGGTGCCCTGGCCGTTTGTTTTATGACTATTGCCCACAATGCTCAGCGGCCAACCGTAAATGATCCATTTACTGATAGCGCCGTCGTCAGTGTTTTCTACGACGACGTCAATTACGGCATCATTGTAGGGATTACACCATTCCAAATGGGCAGTCATGCGCGACTCATCAATATCACACACGTCGGGCTTCGGAAGCCACAATTGTGTAAAACTAATCTCGCGTTCGATCTCCAGCACGGGGTTATTCGCTGTCATGAGACGCTCCGCAAAAGTAGGTTGCAGCGCATCGCAGAATGTTCCAGACTGCAGGATTCCTCGTGAGTCCACCCTGCTGAGACGCCGCGCTTCGTCGTCACCGCAACGCCGTCATCGGTGACCTCGATCTTCCCCAGCGGAGAGTCAATGACGGTAACTCCCGCGCGGTCAGAAATACGAAGCGATGTGATCGTGTCCTGCAATTCCCTAGCGATAGCCAGTGCGATTTCCTGGCGATCAATCTTACTCATTATTCTACCTCCCGGGCAGACGGAGTAACACCAGCCTGCCCCTGATAATGTGAGCCCAGACCATTGGTGCCGTACGGCATACTGGCCGGCCTGTCCAAATCCTCAAAAGCAATCTGCGCAATCCTATCCCCAGGGTGAAGAATGGCGGATTTAGTGGAATGCAGGTTAGCGACTTCCAGGGTCACGTTTCCCTGGAATCCTGGGTCAATGTATCCTGCGGACACATGTACGAGAATTCCGCGGCGCGCCCACGACGATTTGCCTTCCACCCTTGCCACTAGATCGGCAGGCACGCTGACTTTCTCCTGGGTAGACGCGAGAATAAACTCACCCGGCAACAGCTCATAGCCATTCTCGTCAATGGTGACGTTCTCGTCGCCATGACGATAGACGATAATGTTCTCGTCCAATCGCACTTCCACTGACGCTGGCTGAATAGACAGCGGTTTGCGCCAGTCGGAGATGAGTTCGCCCCAATCGATTCTGCGTCGGAGAGTGAAATCACTCAGTGTGGCCATTCTGGCGGCTCCTGTCTTCGTTTTCTTCGATCATATGGACCGTGTAGCCTTTATCACGTAGAATTGCTTTGGCTTCAAGAGCAAGGGCAGGTTTCTCTCCTGGGATGATCTCTACTGTGTCTTCATTGTGCTCCGACAGCATGATTGCGCAGACGTACGCATCATCGTCCGATGAATCACTATAAGTGAACACGTATCTGTCTATCTCATTCGCATATGTGCACCTAGTAAAAGTGACTCTTCTTTCCTGCCACGAATGCAAGGCAAGCGTTACTCCCTGAACGTGCTGCACAATACGCATAAGCTCGCGGATCGCAGCGGACGGATCGGTCGAATAACTCCTGATAGTGAAATTGCAGTCGGTGGCATGCATAAACGCAGCCGCCCCCCATTGATCACCACATTTCGCCAAATCAACGAAAACAATCTCGATAATATTCTCCACAATACTCACGTTTCCGGAATATAGTTATTGAGATGATCGTGTGAAATGGCTGACATGAACTCTGTGAGCCGGTCCCGAACCTCCCTGGCGCGCTCCTCTGGAGTGAGCTGTCTATTGATAGTGTCCCAGTAGACGTTTCGCAAGATCGCGATCACCGTCTGGGCTCCCCGCTCGTTGACAAGTTCGCGCAGATACCACGCCGCTTTCCCAACGTCAATACTTTCATCGGCGCCCCTCTTGTGGCCTGCACGAAAAATGTACTTCAGGGCACTGCCAGTCAGATAGTCTCGGTCGCGAATGAAAGTAATGGGCTCAGGATCAAGGGCCGCATAATGTGACGGGTGAGTTACCTCATTCTCATGCACATTATCCTCGGCACGCCCGCCATTCTTCTCTGCGACATAGAAAATGTCATCATTCTTCTCTGTAATATAGAGAACGTTATCGCAGAGAGTCAACTCGTAGCGCTGCTCATCGAACGAGAGAAACCCCTCCATACCATTCTCGTCCTCATACCAAATACACCATTCGCCAGTAAAATACCGACAAACCTTCCTGACAGGCGCATCGTAATCGTCAGAAACATGAAAGCGAGTCGGCCCGTTCGTGAATTTCAGCTCATAGCCAGGATCAATCTGATAGCCTACGATTCGCCGCCGATACCAACCGTCGCGCTTGTGCTCCAAAGAAACACAACGACGACTCCAACACTCTATCCGCCATTCACTACTGAGATAACGACGGACATGCACCTCCCAGAATCCATCATGCGGCACTACCTTTGAAACATACTCGTATATGCCGTTCGGGTAGTAAATCTTCTCGCACCCATCATCTACAGGTGACACTACATAATCTCCTCTCTCTGTCTGGGTAATCGAATACTCGGTGTACCTGAAATAGCGCCTAGTCTCTACACCAGCATGAACAGAATCGAAACCAATCCCCTTGTCATCGCCGGTTTGCGCTATAATTCTCTCTTTACTACCGTCCGGCAAGTACAGCCAAACCTGCCTCAAAAACACCACGTCCGCGTCGTCCACAGTTGTTCACGCTATTTCAGTTACCGAGAGTGCCGACCGTAGCAAAGTAGGCGAAAAACACCTGAAGCCACCAAAAAGCACGCCACGCAAGAGACAGTCCGATAACTCCGACAATGAGGGCGACTGCGCCCATTGCCATGCCTTCACCCGTGGACCGCGGCTTACGAAGCCATGCAACGAAACGATTCGTGGGGCGCGGTTGGGCCATCATGCTGAGCGGAACAGACCATACGGGCGGCGCCGGGGCAGGCCGAGGCGGCGGGGGCGGGGGCGGGGGGGGG